CAGAACAATACGCAACACTGGCAGTGCTTTTTACAAGCTCGCCAATACCGTCGTCTATCTCTTTTTGGAATATTTTTATTGTCATATTAATTACCTCAAAGCATTATACACAAAAAAAATAAATTTTCACAAAAACGTCAAATTTTCATTAGAAGTAACTCAACATAGTTTGCTACAACCAGTTTTCTGTAGTCATCTATGCCTTTTGAGTTTGCCCTAGCATCTTTCAGTTCTTTGGGGATTTCCTTAAACTCTCTAGATATTGCTGCGTAGATAACATCGTCGTTTATCTCGCATAGGGGTTCTAGGTTGAGAAGAGTACCAAGTCTCAGGTTTTCAAGTTCATCCACCTCTGATTTTGTTAATTGGCGAACGTTTGCTCTACCTTTCTGGGCAATATAACCATCTCGTATCAAGGAAGTTGCATCAAATGCTTTTGTAGCCCATAAGAATAATTCTGCAACTCCCGGATTGGTTTTTGGCGTATCTACCCGCCTCTTTCTTGGCCCCTCGTCTTGCTTCTGAGGTGGTCTTCCATTATCATTCTTTGGTTTTTGAGCTTCCTTCTTTTCTGCTAGTTTCTCTTGCTGCTCACCCTGTTTATCCATTTTTTCCATCTCAAACTTCTGGTTTGCATTGTGGAATGGGCTAGCTTTAGGTGGTAACTTCTCTCCATCTCTAGCCTTATCTTCTCTTTGAAGTCTAACCTTCTCAACCGCTGGAACTTCCTTGAATCTCTCAAGAACGGTCTCGTGCGAGATAATATCGCGATCAGCAAGTTGGATAAGCAGATTTTTCTCAGAAGCCTCGTCAGATAGACTCATTTGGTCGTAAACCACATGTGCTGGCTTTCTAAAGCCCATAGCCTTTCTTACGAATTCCAGTTCTTTCTCCCAGAATTTTGTAAGTTGGTCTCTACCGTACTGCAATCTCTCAACGAGAGTTTTTAATGAGATAAAGTTGTTAGTGAATCCACCGCCATTATTTGCCATACCAGTCAATGTGGGGGGCACACCAAGACCAGCATAGATACTATTGAGTACAGATTGATATTTTTCTGACCCTAAGAATTTGTAAACTTGAGAGTTACTCTCTGTAAACTTGAGTTCTGGACCATAAACAAGCTCCATAGTTCCGCCACCAGTATTACTAGCTAGAATGTTGCGAAGTTTATTGATACCTTCTTTTGTTGGCAGAACTTTATGATCGAAATCTCCAAGCGTCCACAGTCGGATATTTGAAATTGCACCATCCAAAGCAGCAAGGTCAGCGAGCTTCATCTTCTCAAGCATGATGATATCATCGAGAATAGCGTAAACAAGAGGATGTGCCCACTGCTGCCAGTCGTCCTTCTTGTAATAATGGACACAAAGACGATCTGCTTCGAGGTCTATTTTTCTTTCTTGTCGCTTGATTGCATTTTTGACATTGGATGGTAATGTCTCCAAGACTTTGACTGGGATTGTGCCATCCTTAAAGTTATCAAAAAACGTATTAGCTGTAAGAGCATAATTTTTCTTACCAATAAATAAGCTAACCTGACCGTCTTTCATGTCAATAGTTAGGGGGTTAAAGAAGTTGTATCTCCAAGGAACAACGGCCTTTTTGATATCTGGAACCTCAAGAGTAATATCTTCCGCTAAAGACTTAATGTACTTGTTGATTTCGGGCGTAATATTGGCATAACTCTTGTAGACAAATACATTTCCAGTTCTGTATAAGTTGTTGAGAAATCGTTCTGATCTCTCTTTTCCATCAATCTTCTTGAACCACTGCTGAAAAAACTTCTCCACGCTTTTGTTCTCGTGAACAATGTTAATACCTTGGCAACCAAAGTCGCCCATAAGGTCAATGACATTTCTTACGATTCCAACCTTGTCGTATGCATCCATACACATCTTAATGATACGCTTGGACTTACGAGGAACTTGCTCTTCAGGTCTAAAGGCGTAGTAATCGTTCGAACCAAAATGAGGCTTTACAGAACGGTTTGGTTCTATGTCTAGAAAGTCTCTATGATAGGCTCTAGAAACGCCTTCGTAAGACTCTGCCGCTTGAGCGTACTCCTTGAACGCATTATCTCTGCTGTTTCTATCGTCACTATTCCAAGTGGTGAGAGATCCATTGGTATGTTCGGACATTTAGTGGTTTCCTTTGATTACAAATGATTCAGAATGTATTGCGAATGATTATACACATAAATCTAGTAAATACCGTTCATACCATCTGTAAACCATTGTGGACCCTGATATAGCTTGCCTGTAGAATCTTTTGACTTCTCTACAGTTGCAAATCCTCCATAAAAATTGTAGGTCTCAGCATCTGGAGTTCTGTCTATTGTTCTCGCCGCCATATTAGCCATGAGTAAAGAAGAGTAGCGGTCTTTTCTTAGTTTGCCCTTTTTTCCTGTTCCAATTACTGTCTCTGGAGTGTCCCACTTGTCTCGACCCGTTGCCGTTTGAGTAATCTGAATCATTGCCAATTCATCCTTGAGATCCTCAATTTCCATTACACACTGTTCAAGGGTGTCATATGATCTGCCCTTCATATCATCCTCAATTGATGAAATATCAAGACTAAGGGTATCAAACATTGGGAATAATAGGACTTTATCCTCAAAGTCTTTTCTCATTCCATGATTAGCTTCTGCCAACCAGTCATACCTTGAGAATTGGCACATTTCTAAGATATGTAGACCTCTGTTGTAATCTGTATCCTTCTCTTTGTTCTCGTCGATTACTTCCCAGATTGGATGTTCGCCCTCTTGTATCTTATCATTATCATGCAAACTTTCCATAACGGCAATACCACCACCTCCAGCATCCATAGCAATATGAACACATGGGAATATTTTCATGAGATCTCTAATTTTTCTAGCACAGTAGGCGTAGAAGTCTGACTCAGTAGAATAGCCGCTCTTAACCTTTTCCTTATGCTGTTCCCTATTCGTTGTCCATACGTGAACAATTCGTCTATGATCTTCATTCAATTCGATAACTACAATACTAAAATTATCTACCTCAGATGCGGGGTCAACACCAAATACGTACTTTTTGTTAAGATCGCCACGTAATTGTGCTTGAAAGCAGATGGGGTTATCTTTTGAATCTTTTATAGCTGGCTTATCGTTGTATTTGTCGTCAGTGACACACGACTCGATCAGGGTACGCTTGAAAAAGCCCTGAGAATCGCGTGTAAAGCACGCTCCGAACTCCATTTGATAGATACCAGCATGAACCGTTGCCTTCGATCTGGCGACCTGTGAGGCGTCCATAAAGCCTTCTGGTAGAAGTTCATAAGGAACACGGATAATAGAGTAGTCTTTCCAGTTAAAGTCCTTTGGTGGGTCTTCTCCAAAGATATCTCTTAATCTACTTTTTTTACCTTGGCTTTGAATGATAGACTTCCATTTCTTCCAGTATTCGGCAAAATGGTTAAAGTCATAGTATGCCGTACCAGAGAGAATGATCTGGTTGTCATTTTTCTTGATGATATTCTCATCTTCTTTGAATAGGTCTAAACCTAACTCTTCAGCTTTTTTCTTTGCTGCAATCTTTTTAACGTTTTCGATTGGGTCAGAGCTTACGGCAGCAAAACCTGCCACAACAGTCTCGAAAATATCGCGAGGTATGGAAGCAAACTCGTCAGAGATAATATCGTTAGCTCTTTGACCCCTGATTTTCTGTCCGTCCCCCAAAGGTAGACAAGTAACGCGAGATTTATTAATCCGCATAACACAACGATCCACATCTCTACGTGGTCCAGAGTTCGCATCGCACATACTCCTAAAAATGGGGGCGTTATTCCAAATTGTTTCCATGTACTCAAAAAGAACCTTAGATTGTCGGAAAGCAGCACCAACAACTACAACTTTTCTTTCTGGTAAAATTAATGCTCTTAAAATAGAATAGAGCGATAGCATAAAAGACTTACCAAATCCACGACTAGCGATTAGCATGGGGAATTTTCGGTTCCACATCTCGCAAAGGAACAAAGCCTGTGAGGGTAAGATGTTTATGTTTAGTATTTGCTTACATAGGAATGAGAAATATTCCGGTCTAGTCATTAGCCAAAGAAGACGATAGTGAAAATCGTCCTCGCTCATTTTGACTAGCGACATAGGGTTAAATAGATCTTTATCATCTACCTGATCTAGATTTAACCAAGCCTCATTTATCTTTTTTAGTTTCATTTTAAACTATCTATATGAGGGTACTTTCTAGTCTCTAAAACTGCGTCTGCTAACCCGTAGTACACTGCTTCGTTAGCATCTAAGTACCAGTCACCGTCTTTCAGCTTTCTCTTTAGGTAATTTTTGACTTTTTCTTCTGTAGAGTCGGTGTAGTGTTCCTTAAAGTATTTTCCTTTGGAGCATCCCACAGTATAAATGTCAATCATTGTTTCTGTATTCTTTTTATCTACTTTTGCATAGTTCTGGGCACTAAGATGATCTCCACCACAATCTGTGGTTCCATAGTGAAGCATAAAGTGGGCGTTTGGTGTCATAACCCTCTTATCGGCAGCTTGAAGTATAATACTACTCATAGACGAGGCTTGTCCATACGCAA